TTTGAATGCTTTAGCAGTCGGTGCGCCTTTTGTTCCTGGCTTTCTCATTCGTTCCCCAGAGCCAGCCTTGATTCTAGCTTTCTTGGCTAAAATATTACTATAAAGACCTGGCTTATTTGCCACGTTTAGCTGCCTTTTTCATAAGCTTAGCTGCCATAGCTTTACCTGTTTTTTTAGCGTAAGACTTAGCTTCTTTCTTACCTTTTTCTGTGTAAGCAAACTTCATTTTTCCGACCATTGGCATAATTATTTACCTTTCTTTTTAGCCATGCCAGCTTCTGATAAAGCAATAGCAATAGCTTGTTTAGGGGACTTTACTACTTTACCACCTTTACCTGAATGTAATGAACCAGCTTTAAACTCCTTCATTACTTTTGATACTTTCTTGGTTTTTCCCATCTTTGTGCTTGGTTTCTTCATTTGGTATCCTGATAAAAGTGTGATCATATTGACACTCTGGACATTGTTCATAGCCGGTGTCATCATACGGCTGGCCGCATGTACTGCAAATTTTGGGACGCATAAAATAAAAAACCCTACCGGTTAAGATAGGGTTTAAGGAGAGTTACGGAGTTTATGGGCGTAATTATCCCATTGCGTGATATTTTACCACGGAAATGCGTTTTGTCAAGATGCTAGGCATTAATTCTTTTTGATACTATGGTTAAAAGGTTGTCCATTGCCAGATCTAGTTTGTATTCATAGGCCAAAGGCTTTTTAGAATGTAAATAGCGGTGATATATGGCATCTTGCTGTTCACCAGGAAGGCTGTGTATGACAGAGTCGACTACATGGACGTTAGAAAGGTCTTGTATGTCTATCATCTCATCAAACGAGTCCACCGTTGACTCCCCCCCTGAAGAGAGGCCAATTGACTTAGACGGATAACCCAGGCGGTGATTATCCGACTTCATCCACAAGGCCCAGTCATCAAGTATTTGCATAAGCCTATCAATACGGATCATGTTGTATTCCTAAAATACTAGCATTAAAAGACTGAATGCCTCTGTATGGGTTTCTTACACTATGTTTGTCATGATCTGCTGTATGCTTATAAACACTTAATATTTTAAAGTTTGGCATTGGATGATATAGCTCCTGAAGATAATGTTTTTTTGGTTTATGATAAAAAAGGTTTTTGCCTCCCCTGATCTCACATAATAATTCCCACTCTACAAGTTTAATAACTACGAATTTAATATCATTAAACCTTAACCCTATACGTTTAGCTATTTCTTTGCATGTAATAACCTCATCTTCTTTTATTACATCTAGCAACATATCCTTCATACGAAATGCTTTTGTTTGTATCTCTGTTACTTTCATGAGACATCAACTTCCTTAACATGCCACCTGTTATTTTTTTTGTACCATCCGTGAACTAACACAGTCCAGTTAGCTTTTCTAATATGACAAATGGCAGTACTATCTTTTATTTTTTTGATCCTTGCGCTGACGTTGCTTAAACTTGTCGTTTGAATGGCTACAGTATTGCCATCTTCGGATATTGCAAGGACGTCAATGCAGCCGAAAAGGTCTACACGAACTCTCCCCCAGCTATTCCATTTCTCCACTACCTGAACTAGTGGGTAATTTTCCTTCTGAAGTTTTGCTAGTGTTAGCTGTGTCGGTGACTTCCCTGCCATCAAATTGTCCTTCGTGTGGTTTACGTTTAAAAATGCTATCCCAGTTATTGCTAAAAGTATCCTGGTCTACGCTGTATGGCCTTGGTGCTGATCCTTTACCCATTATTTAATTCCTATCATGTCATGTTCCCACAAATATTGCATGGTATTTACATAGGCCCTATTCCACATATCACGTTTTTGGTCTTTAGTAAGTTTGTTACCAGCATCTAATTCGTAGTGACAATGATAACATAGACTACAAGTGAGCGCATCCGAATTTTTGAGACCCATGCCCTTGCCCTCGTTACGGTGTGCAGCGACTACAGTACCATCACTAGCACCGCATGACTGACATGGAATCTCTCTTAAAAGTTTAAGTAGTTTAGTGTTACGATATATCACTTGGAAACCTAAACCCATATTCAATTCCAAACCTTCTAACCTTTTCAAGGTAGTCAGAAAATTCGTATGTATCAAGATCAGTAGTTGATCTTACGTGTGTAACAGGACGGCCAGCTACAAGTTTAGTTTCAGCGAGGTTCTGAAACGTTAATAGCTCATGCAGTTCGTAGTCATGGTATCCGAGGTAGTCACCTAACTCTTTTAACATGGCCCAATATTTATCATTCTGTGAGCTACTTCTAAACTTTTTACCACCGTCAGAAAATTTTACATCAACATAGCCGTTAGTTTTAATTTCGCTTTTGACCATATCCATAAACTCTTGGAAATTCACTTCGTTTACTGTCATTCTCTTTGCCATATTTGTTATCCCATCCTTTGCTTTTAAATACTATACCTTCATTAGATGTAGCTCTATATTCAACATCACCAAATACTTTTTGCATTTCTTTTAAGAACTCATTTGCTGTTTTCATGGACTCTCCTTATAACGTAAACCTTTTGGATCATACCAGAAATTGAATGATCCCTCAAACTGAAAATTACGCTGCTTCTGGACGAATATTTTTGCATCCGGAATAATTTTTAAGTCAGCTTCAGGTGTTTTACCTTCTTCTTGCAAACGCTGTTTATATCGGTTGCGCCAGCAACATAAGATATTATCTGAAAGGTTACGCAGATGCGAGCTGCCCATGATGTCCGTAGCGTCAGGTATCTGTTCTTCATCTGATAATTTTCTAGTATGTGCTACTAAAAAAATATGTATGTTAAGGTCTCTACACACCACAGCGAGACGATCAGCAAAAAGTTTTTGAGAGTTGTAATTATCTTCCGCTATGTCAGCCATCTTCATAAGAGAGTCGATAACAAATACCTCTACACCTAACACGTGCTTACCCCAGTACAATGTAGCTATCATGTCTTCAGATGTAGTTACTCCAGTCTGATCGTAAATATAGAGTTTATTGGCTGCACGCTCACAAAAACGAGCAATATATTCGTCTGTAGGTTCTTGTGATCCTAACGCCTGGGCCAACATGCGTGCCATAGTGAGTACCGGCCTCATTTCTAGGCTGCTTACCAAACATATTGATGTTTTCATAAGATGTAATATGACTTGTGAAAGCCACATTGACTTGCCGTGGCCGCTAGGGCCGGTGACCAAAGTTACTTCCCCACCCCTAACATGGAACTTATCATGCGTTTTAGTCCACGGAAGCGTCTTACCAGCATGTACCTCAGTAGAGTAGTATTTAATGAGATCATCAGTAAAAATATCTGCACTCTTAATTTTAAATTCGTTACCATAAGTTTCTCCATTGTAAAAGTTATTTACTTCTTGTTGGCTGACTGTAAGTTTATTAATTGCATCATTGATGTTCATATTCCACCTTCCCATGGTTTACGTTCAACTTGTACGTCATCTAACCAACGCATTTGCTGAATGTACGTTATGGGCGCTGGCGAGAAACCATCCTTCCATTGCTTGCTTTGTTTCATTGCTTCTACATGACCTATAATTTGATCAGCTATCTTATAATACTTTTTAGCCTTCCAGCGATCAAAACATTTTTGTTTAGCTACTTTTCTTATAGACGGATATAACTTCCAAAACCTATCAAAAGTTTCTTCTATAGAAACTTGCTCCACAGGATCTGTCTCTGTCTCTGTCTCTGTCTCTGTACCCCCACTTTGCTCCATGTTTGCTAGCACGTTGCTATCTAGCTCTTCTAACCATGGTGTGAGTGAAGATAAACACTTGACTAATAAAGGCTTTTCAATTCTTAGTCTAAAAGCCATAGTGTCTACGGATGGTAAATTACCATCAATATCCTCTGCAGCCAGCAACCATAAATTAATAAGCATTTTTGCGGATAATGGATCTAAATTGTGCCATTCAAAGTCATCTAATAACGATCTATGTACTTTTATCCATGGCGGACATCTGTCATGGTAATGCTGATATTTACTCCAGTTTCTTATTTTCATAAACTCTCCTTAAGCGTAACACATTGAAATATGGTATAATACACGTCCTTTCCTACAAAATTCAACTGTATCATCCATAGAGCGGTAGTATACTGCTAGCAAAAAAATAGAGCAAGAAAAATATTTTGCTAAAATGCTTGACTTCTATTTTCAATTAGATCAATATTCGTTTTGTAGTCTTTATTAACTAGGAGAGAATAATGGATACAAATAAAAAATTACCTAACTTAAAACCAGTACCTAAATGCGGTGAATGGGCAAATAACAACCCAAATGTATTTGAAAACTTTTTTAATGGAACTGGCCCTCATAGAACTTTAACAATAGATGAAATATTTGCTGACTTTGAAAATGATATTCAAAATATCAAGGGAGGTGAATAATGGACGAAAGATGGTTAGACTATGATGAGTATTTAGATCAACAAGAGTTCTGGAGACAAAAAGAACTTGAAGAGCAATATCAATTAGATCAGCAGGAGAAGCATGATGGATAACTGGGGATGGAATAAAGACAAACACTATACCTGGTATAACCAATGGGACTTTAAAACTCCAAGGACTTATAGGGAGCGTTATGGTGTTGACTATAAGCGTGATGAAAATTTTGAAGATGAAGATGTTGCATTAAATAGGTTTATTGTGGTAGTGTTATTGCTCATATTAATTTACGGAGGGTTATTATGGACGAGCTAGAAAAAATTATTGAACAGTTGCAACTAATGAATGAAGATCTGCGTGAGTCAAATGATAAGGCAGATCAAAAAGAGCATTACATTAGAGAATTACAATTAAAACAATTGCAGGAGAGTGCAGATGAGTAAACAAGGCGTAGTAAACATTCGTGGTAAAGAATATAAAACAGTAGCATTACGTGTACAAGAATTTAGAGAGCAATTCCCTAATTATTTTTTAACAACTGATATTATTAAAATTGATGATGACCAATGTATTGTAAAGGCTTATGCAGGTATTCATCAGGATGA